GCTTCTTCAGATGCAGGCGCATTTTTTGAAGCATGAGACAGGTGAGAAGAACGAAAAAGTTCATTATGTCGAAAAGCCTGACATGAGCGCTGATGAAGAGGACAAGCTGCGAAAGCAGTTTGACAATTTTCTCTCCTATAACGGAAAGGCGCAGGATGATACTTAAATTACCTGAACCACAGCCGAAGCAGAAGGAGTTTCTTTCTGCTTCGGCTCGTTTTGTAGGATATGGGGGAGGCCGTGGCGGCGGAAAGAGCTGGGCTGTAAGAATGAAAGCCTTACTATTGGCTCTCAATTACCCAGGAATTACGATCCTTATTATTCGCCGCACAATGCCTGAACTGCGGCAGAACCATATACAGCCATTATCTCTTATATGCCGGGGATTTGCCGAATACAAAAGCTCATACAGAACGCTGTTCTTTGGTAACGGCTCAAAAATACTGTTTGGGTACTTACGCAATGACAGCGACCTTCTGCAGTATCAGGGCAACGAATATGACATCATATTTATAGACGAGGCTACACAGCTTCCGGAACACCATCATGTGACTCTGACTGCCTGCCTTCGAGGCGCAAACAGCTTCCCGAAGCGGATGTATTTTACCATGAATCCGGGCGGTGTGGGACACGATTATATGAAGCGTCTTTTCATCACGAAGGATTACAAGGAGAGCGAGGATCCCGATGACTATGTATTCATCAAGGCTCTTGTCAAGGACAATCCTGCTCTTCTGAGAAATGACCCGGGCTATGTGAAGATGCTTGAAAATATGCCGCCTGTGCAGAGGGAAGCATGGCTCAACGGAGACTGGGACGTGTTCGAAGGGCAGTATTTCTCCATGTGGAACAGAGATATCCACGTTATAAAGCCTTTTGGCTTGCCGTCACACTGGAGAAGGTACAGAACCATAGACTATGGCCTTGATATGCTTGCCTGCCTGTGGGTGGCTCTGGACGAGCAGAACAATGCTTATGTATACCGTGAGGTTTACGAAAGCGGACTTGTTGTTTCCAAGGCTGCCGAAAGGATAAAGGAATATTCCGATGAGGAAGTATTTGCCACATTTGCTCCTCCTGACCTATGGAACAGACACGCAGACACCGGGCGAAGCACAGCTGATATCTTTGCCGAGAGCGGCATTCCGCTGACGAAGGCAAAGAATGACAGAGTGCAGGGGTGGTATGATTTAGCCGAATGGCTCAAAATCCGAAAGGACGAGCAGGGCATGGAGACTGCAAAGCTTCGCATTATGGAAAACTGCAAAAATATTATCCGGACACTGCCGTCATTACAGTGTGATGAGAAGCATCCTAATGATGTATCAAGGGAACCTCACGAGCTGACACATGCTCCTGATGCGCTGAGATACTTTGTGGCAGGCAGACCGATAGGTGAGCCTGTTGTCGATGTTTCGAAAATGGACGAGCTGGATTATGACAGCCAGGTCGAGAGATTTTTGCGATATGGGATGTGATGTTTTACTCCCGATATTAAAAATGGCTTAAAAGGCTTGTATGAGGCTCTCTCTGTAAAGAGGGAGCTTTTGTTTTGCAAAAGAAAAGACAGCCGTTTGCAGCCGATTTTTTGATATACAATGACAACAGTGAGGTGAAGCAGTGAAAAGACTTGTTAAGAGAGTTGTGCGCTCGGGAAGCTGTGTTGAAGAGTTTTATTGTCTTGCCAGCGAAAGACGAGAGCAACGCGCTCCTAAAAAGAGAAAGTATAAGCAGGACCTGAAACAGCTTGAGGCGAACCTCAAAACGGCTGAAAAGAGACTTGCGCGAATACTCAACTGCAATTTCACTTACGGCGATATGCTCATTACTCTTGACTATGCAGAGGAAAACCTGAGAGACAGAGAAGAACTGCTCCGCGATGTGCAGCTCTTTCTGCGAAGGCTCAAAAGAGAATATGCAAAGGAAAGCATTGCTTTTAAGTTCGTCAGAGTTTTCGGCGAAGTTTCTACCCATACAGGGGAGCTTGTGAGACCGCATCACCATCTTGTGATGCCTGCCATTGATTTTGAAATCGTCAAAAGTCAGTGGAAGCTGGGCGCTGTAAACTACAGACATTTAAGAGACCAGAAGGACTATAGTGTGATGGCTTCTTATCTTCTTAAAAATGCACGAAAAGACCTGCCTGATTACAAAAAGTATTCGGTTTCAAGGGGACTTATCGAGCCGACATGGGAAGAAATTGCTGTGGATAGATTTCCTCCGATTATGCCGCCGCCCGGCGCAATTGTCATGAAGCGTGAAGAGTATGACCCACTGAAAAAGAGGGACTATGTGAGATATATCCCAAAGGATGTTAAATAACGGCAAAACCAGCCGGATTTATAGAAAGGAAAATATCATGTTTGAAAACGGAAAACCAACGGTTGAAAACATTGACACAATGCCGGAAGATCTTTTTGAAGCAGAAACATCAACTGCAGAAGGTGCGGAAACAGAGGAAAGAGCGGAAGGCGCAGAGAATGTGAACGAAGCAGAACCTACTGCAGAAGGGGATGCCGAAAACTCAGAATCTGAAAAGAAGGACGGTATTACCGTCAAGTTCAACGGTAAGGAAGTGTTTGTGCCAAGCTCTGACATTGCACAGCATGTGCAGAAAGGCATGAACTATGACCATATCAAGAGCGAACACGATGAATATTCATCTGTTTTAGACTCTATCGCAAGAGAGAACGGCATGGACCGCAAGGCATATCTTACTCATCTGCAAAACCAGCAGAGGCAGATTGCTGTCGACAGCGCTGTTGAAGCTCTCAGGGAGAAATACCCTGAAATGAGCGACAATGCTCTCAAGGATATGGCTGAAATGAAAGTCAGAACTGATGCCGTTGAAAGACAGCGCATATCGGATGCCCAGCAGAAGGCGAACAATGAAGCTCAGGTGCGACTGTGGTCGAGAGTTTTTGAAGCTTATCCTGACGCGAAGGTGGAAAATATGCCGAAGGAGATTTTTGACGATGTTGAAGCAGGGGTTACACCTCTGGAAGCTTACCAGAAGTATCTTATCGGAAATCTCAATTCCCAGCTCAATGCTGAAAAGAAGAACAAAAACAACAAAAGTACGGCAGTTGGCTCTTTGTCTTCTGACCACAAGGAAGGGGAAATGGACCCATTCCTCATGGGACTAAACGGCAAATATTAAGCCATACTGCCTCCCATAAAGGAGAACAAATATTATGGCTATCAATCTGGCTGACAAGTATTCAAAGCAGATTCTTCAGAAGTTTACAAAGGCTTCTTTCTTTGACGGCGCATCCAACACAGACTACGACTTTTCCGGCGTAAAATCTATCAAGATCTGGTCTCATCTTCCTGTTGAGATTAACGATTACAAGAGAAACGGCACAAATCGTTTCGGCGCTCTCAACGACCTTCAGGACACAGTTCAGGAGCTCACACTCACACAGGACAAGGGCTTCACAGTCGTTATCGACAACGGCGACAACAGTGACCAGCATCTCACAAAGGAAGCCGGCAAGGTGATGGACCAGCAGCTCAAGGAAACAATGGTGCCTTTCAGAGACAAGTATTGTTTCAACAAGCTCTGCAATGATGCAGGCATTATCAAGGGCATTACAAACGCTCCGACAAAGGCAAACATTGTGGAAACTATCCTTAACGGTATGGCTGCAATGGACAATGCCCTTGTACCGGAAGAAGACAGAACAATCTATCTTCCTGTGACATACTACAACCTTGCAAGACTTTCCACAGAGTTCGTTTCTATCGAATCTCTCGGTGAAAAGGCTATTGCAAAGGGCCATGTCGGTTATATCGGCAATGCAATGGTGAAGAAGGTACCTGACTCTTATATGCCAAATGGCGTTTATTTCCTCATCACATATAAGAAGTCTATCCTCACACCGGAAAAAATCAAGATGTCCCGAATCCTCAAGGATGTTCAGGGCATCGACGGCGCTGTCCTTGAACACAGAAACTACTATGATGCTTTCGTGCTCGGCGAAAAGGCAAGCGGCGTTTATGCTGCTGTAAAGACAGCCAACCTTCTTGATGCTCCGACAGTTGCATATGCTGACGGCAGCTTCACAGCGACTGGCACAGGCACAATCTTCTACACAACAGATGGCTCTGATCCACGCTACAGCAAGAGCGCACAGCCTTATTCTGTTTCTGTTCCTGCTGAAACAGGCATGGTATTCCGCGCATACTGCAAGCAGAACGGTATGTTCAACAGCGCTGTTGCAGAAGCAAAAGCTGAATAATTACAACACATAAAAGGGGTAGGGACAACCTATCCCTTTTTTAGAAAAGAAAGCTCTTGGGATTTAATAGACGCCTACGGCTACACCCCTCCACCAACGTGAGTTGGTCCCCCTCCCCTTAACAAGGGGAGGCAGAACAGAGGGGAGAAAGGTGAGGCACAAGAGCTACAAAAGAAAGGAAACAAAATGACAGCACAGGAAATATATCGTCTTGCATCGGCTCTCATTTTTGAAAG